ACGCGCGAAAGTATGGGAAGCTGCTAAGGCTTTCCTTGACAGCAAACGCGGGAGCGACGGGCTGCTTTCACCGGAGGACACCGCAACTTATGAGAAAATGGAAGCCGATGTTATTGCGCTGGGTAAAGAAATCGAACGTCTCGAGCGTCAGGCTGCCATAGATCTGGAACTGTCAAAACCGTTGAATATCCCCATTACAGACAAACCCACTTCCATATCTGGCAACAATGAAAAAACCGGACGTGCCAGCGATGAGTACAGGCAGTCCTTCTGGAACATGATGCGTGGCAGACGCAAATATGATGTGCATAACGCGCTGCAGATCGGAGAGGACACCGAAGGCGGATATCTTGTCCCCGATGACTTTGAGCGTACTCTTGTGGAAGCGCTGGAGGAGGAGAATATCTTTAGGCAGATTGCCAATGTTATTACCACGTCCAGTGGCGACAAGAAAATCCCTGTGGTGGCAAGCAAGGGCACTGCATACTGGGTAGATGAGGAAGGCCAGATTCCGGAAAGCGACGACTCCTTTGCACAGGTATCCATCGGAGCCTACAAACTGGCTACTATGATCAAGGTGTCTGAGGAACTGTTAAACGACAGCGTATTCAACCTTGAGCAGTATATAGCCAAAGAGTTCGCCCGCCGAATCGGAGCGAAAGAGGAGGAAGCTTTCTTTATCGGCGACGGCTCTGGCAAGCCAACCGGCATCTTGGCGGATAATGGCGGCGGCGAAGTAGGAGTAACTGCAGCAAGCGCGACAGCCATTACTCTTGACGAGATCATGGACTTGTTCTACAGTCTAAAGTCTCCGTATCGTAGGAACGCCGTATTCATTATGAACGATTCTACAATAAAGGCTATAAGGAAGCTTAAAGACAACAACGGCCAGTATCTCTGGCAACCTTCCGTTACTGCCGGAACACCGGACACTATCCTCAACCGCCCGGTTAAGACGTCTGCATTCATGCCTGCTATTGCCGCCGGAGCTAAGTCCATCGTGTTCGGCGATTTTTCCTACTATTGGGTGGCAGATCGCCAGGGCAGGGTTTTTAAGCGGCTCAACGAGCTGTATGCTGCGACCGGGCAGGTAGGCTTTATGGCAACCCAACGCGTGGATGGTAAGCTGGTGCTGGCCGAGGCAGTCAAAATACTGCAGCAAAAATCGGCTTAATGAGAAACGGAGGGCTGCGGCATGGAGCTTTTAGAGAAGGTTAAAGCAAACCTCATACTGCAGCACAGCCAAGACGACGCACTTTTACAGGAATACATCAAAGCCGCAGTAGCCTATGCGGAAAGCTATCAAAAAAAGCCGGAAGGATATTATGCCGAAAACCCTATGCCGCCTACTACTGAACAAGCTGTGATTATGCTGTCGAGCCATTTCTACGAAAGCAGGGATGGCTCGACGGCCGGTTTTTTCGGGGATAGCGTGCAGGCAGGGCAGCAGGTATGGAATACAGTAAACCTATTGTTGCGGCTTGACAGAGAATGGCGTGTTTAACGCCTTGGGCCCCCACGAAGTCATAAGACTTCGTGGGGAGAGGAGGAGCAACGGAGCGGGCGAGATTTTGCCACTAGCGGCAAAACGAGCAAAGCGTAGTTTGCGACGACGAGGAAGGTGTAAATATGAGTTTCGGGAAAATGAGAACTTTTGTGGATATCATCTCACCCAAACCGGTTAAGGACAGTGAGGGTTTTGCTGAAAAAGGGGATATCATCCTTGCTTCGGTAAGGGCATACAAGGAAGACAGGCATGGCAGCGAAAAATGGGCAAACAGGGCGGCGTTTTCGCAGGCGTCCGCCCTGTTCCGCTTCCGTAGGATCCCTAACCTTGAAATCACCACAGATCTTGTGCTCGTCTGCAGCGACGGCAGGTACAACATTATCAGCGTAGAGGATGTGAAAGGACGCGGAATGTATATTGAGGCGCTTGCGGAGAAGGTGAAATCAAGCAAAGCATAAGAGGAGGTGGCTGCAACGTGGCTAAGGTGGAAGTTAAAATGCCGGAAGAGTTCTTGCTCCGGCTTTCCAGGCTTGGAGAAAGGACAGACGAAATCATACCCAAGGTACTGGAAACAGGCGGGGAAGTAGTGCTCTCCAAAGTGAAGTCCAACCTGCAGTCGGTTATCGGAAGCGGCACTAAATACCCATCCAGGGCAACCGGAGAGCTGGTAAACGCATTGGGCCTCTCTCCTGCCAAGCAGGACAGGGACGGAAACCACAATATCAAAGTCGGATTTTCTGAGCCGAGAAAAGATGGAGAAAGCAACGCCAAGATCGCCAATATTATCGAATACGGCAAGTCCGGACAGCCCGCGAAGCCGTTTTTAAAACCGGCAAAATCGGCGTCGAGGAAGCCCTGCATCGAGGCGATGAAAGCAAAGCTTGAACAGGAGCTGGGGCGGATATGAGCATATTGGCTGAGATAAATTCCATATTGGAAATGCTGGGCATCCCCGTTGAAACCGGCGTATTCAGCGGAGTGCCACCGGATGAGTACCTTGTGATCACGCCGCTGGTGGATACATTCGAAGTCTTTGCCGACAACCGGCCTCAGGCGGAAACGCAGGAGGTTCGGCTGTCTTTATTTATAAAGGGCAATTACACCGCCCGCAAAAATGAGATAGTAAACGTCCTGCTGCAGGCGGGCTTTACCATTACCGACCGGAGGTATATCGGGCACGAAGACGATACCGGTTATCACCACTATGCCATTGATGTGGTAAGAGAATATGAAGTAAGGGAGGAATGAGAGACATGGCGACAATCGGACTGGATCGGCTATATTACGCCAAAATTACCGAGAATGAAAACGGAGAAGAAAGCTACAGCACGCCTGTTCCGCTGGCTAAGGCGATTACGGCGGAGCTTTCGGTGGAACTGGCCGAAGCGACGCTTTATGCCGACGACGGAGCGGCGGAAGTGGTAAAAGAATTTCAAAGCGGCACCTTATCTCTCGGTGTTGCGGACATCGGCGCTGCCGCTGCAGAGGTTTTGACGGGAGCTACCCTTGACGACAACAAGGTGCTGATTTCCGCCAGCGAGGATGGAGGCTCTCCTGTGGCTATTGGCTTTAGAGCCAAGAAAGCCAACGGCAAGTATAGGTACTTTTGGCTTTACAGGGTAAAATTCGGTATCCCGGCGACAAATCTGCAGACGAAAGGCGACAGCATTACCTTCTCAACGCCAACTATCGAAGGAACGGTCATGCGGCGAAACAAGCCGGACGGCCAGGGCAGGCATCCGTGGAAAGCTGAGGTCAGCGAAGACGATCCCGGTGTATCGCCTGAAACCATTACCGGCTGGTATACACAAGTTTATGAACCTGTCTTTACTGCGGGAGGAGGCGGCGAATAATGCAGGATAATGACAGGAGCGCAATTATCAAAATAGGCAATGAAGAATATCAGCTTATTCTAACCACTAAAGCGACAAAGGAGATTGCAAAAAGGTACGGCGGCCTTGAAAACCTCGGCACGAAACTGATGAAAACGGAGAAATTTGAAATGGCGCTGGACGAAGTGGTATGGCTGATCACGCTGCTGGCAAACCAAAGCATTCTTATACACAACCTCAAAAATCAGGATAAGCGTGAACTCCTTACTGAAGAGACAGTGGAACTTCTAACATCTCCACTGGAGCTGGCGGCATACAAAGACGCTATTATGGAAGCAATGTTCAAAGGCACTAGAAGAAACGTTGAAAGTGAGGATGACTTAAAAAACACACCGGCCGAGTGAGCGATGAGGAATTGTTCACTCGGCTTTTATATTACGGCACTGTCCAGCTTAATCGTTCAGAGGAAGAAGTATGGCTCATGCCTATTGGGTACCTGCTTGATTTATGGGAGTGTCACAAGCAGTTTTTAGGGCTGGCCAAACAAAAGCGGATGCTGACCATTGATGACGTGATACCTTATGGAATTTAAAGATTTTGAAAGAAAGGAGGCGGTTATGTGGCAGATAATTTTGGCTTAAAGATCGGGATTGAAGGCGAAAAGGAGTTTAAAAACGCCATCCGGGAAATCAACCAAAGCTTCAAGGTGCTGGGCAGCGAGATGAACCTTGTCGCATCCCAGTTCGATAAGCAGGATAAGTCCGTTGAAGCTGTTGCTGCGCGCAACAAGATATTGAACAAAGAGATCGACGCGCAGAAAGAGAAGATTGCCACCTTGGAGAAAGCTCTTGCCAATGCCGCCTCATCTTTCGGGGAAACCGACCGGCGTACTCAATCCTGGCAAATACAGCTTAACAACGCCAAAGCAGAACTGAACAAAATGGAGCACGAGCTGAAGGCCAACAACAAAGCGCTGGAGATTGCGGGGAAAGAGTTTGACGAAGCGGAAAAACAGGCTGGCGAATTCGGAGATGAAATTAAAAAGCTGCGGAGCAGGCGGACGACGCGGGAGGGCGTTTTGAAAAATTAGGCGGCGTTTTGAAAGGGATCGGCGTGGCCATGGGTGCGGCACTTGCAGCCATTGGTACGGCGGCGGCCGGCGCGGGAAAGGCTCTTGTGGATATGTCGGTAAATTCCGCGGCCTATGCCGATGAAATCCTTACCGCCTCGACCGTAACCGGCATGTCCGCCGACAGCCTGCAAGCGTATAAATACGCCGCAGAGCTTGTTGATGTGTCCTTGGATACATTAACCGGCAGCATGGCAAAGAACGTCAGATCAATGTCTTCCGCAAGGAAAGGCACCGGCGAGATCGCGGACGCTTACAGGAAGCTCGGCGTTTCGGTCACAGACTTAAGCGGCAACCTGCGCGACAGTGAAGCCGTATACTGGGAAACCATAGACGCTCTCGGCAAGGTATCAAACGAAACCGAGCGCGACGCGCTGGCCATGCAGATTTTCGGCAAATCCGCGCAGGAACTCAATCCCCTGATTGCGCAGGGTTCGGCAGGGATAGCGGAGCTGACCGAAGAAGCAAAACGCATGGGCGCGGTTATGAGCGAGGATACACTCAATGCTCTCGGAAAATTCGACGACAGCATCCAACGGCTGAAAGCTGGCGGCGCAGCAGCCAAGAACATGCTGGGCACGGTGCTGCTTCCCCAGCTTCAGGTTCTGGCCGACGACGGCGTTGCGCTTCTTGGAAAATTTACTCGCGGTTTATCTGAAGCAAATGGCGACTGGACGAAGATAAGCGAGGTTATCGGCAATACGGTGGGAAGCCTTGTAAATATGCTGATGGAAAACCTGCCGAAGCTCATTCAGGTAGGATTGGATATCGTCACCTCCATCGGCGGAGCTATTGTGGACAATCTGCCGGTTATTATCGATGCGGCGGTGCAGATTGTCATAACGCTGCTGCAGGCTTTAATCGACGCGCTGCCGCAGATAACAGAAGGCGCTTTGCAGCTTGTAATGGCGCTGGTGCAAGGAATCATTGACAATCTTCCTGCTTTTGCAGAAGCCGCAGTGCAAATGATTGCAAAGCTTGCGTCCGGCATCGGGGAGGCGCTTCCGGAGCTGATCCCGGCTGTCGTCGAAGCCATTCTCCTCATTGCCGAGGTGCTTCTTGACAATATGGATAAAATCCTTGACGCGGCGTTTCAAATCATACAAGGATTGGCGCAGGGACTTTTGAACGCTCTGCCAAAGCTTATAGAGGCATTACCTCGGATTATTATGGCCATTATAAACTTTATCACAAATAACTTGCCGAAGATTGTGGAGATGGGCATACAGCTTACTGTCCAATTGGCAGCAGGCCTTATCAAAGCAATACCCCAACTTGTGGCAAGCTTGCCTCAAATTATATCCGCAATTATCCTAGGGTTGGGAAAGGCTATTCCCTCAGTTGCAGATATTGGCAGGAACATCGTAAAAGGCTTGTGGGAAGGCATCCAAAGCCTGGGTAACTGGATCAAAGACAAAGTATCAGATTTCTTTTCTGGAATTGTGGACGGAGCAAAAAATCTTCTTGGCATACATTCACCATCAACAGTTTTTGCTGGTATCGGGAAAAACATGGGTGAAGGAATAGAAATAGGGTTTGATAAAGCAATGAACACAGTCGTACAGGATATGCAAAAGGTTATTCCTACTGAATTTGAGATAGATGCAGGCCTTAAGACGGGTGCTTCAGGCATCACTGGAAAAAGTGCTGTAAATGGTAATGGATTTATACTCCATATCGAAAATTTCTATAATAATACAGAAAAGGATATTGAGCAGCTTGCTTATGAATTTGAGTTTTATAGACAGCGTTTATCCTTCGCAAGGGGTGGTGTATAATGCTTAGTTTTGTTTTTAATGGGAAAGACAGTTTTAAAGATTATGGGATATTTATAGAAAAGCGGCCCAATGTACCTTCTCCAAAACGCAGAGTTTCATACATTAGCATTCCGGGAAGAAATTCGAGTCTGAGATATGACGAGGAAACCTATGAAGATATAACTTTATCCGTAGAGTGCGCTGTAATTGGCAATATACAAAGCAAAATTGACGATATTAAGGCATGGCTCATTGGTTCAGGCGAAAGTGATCTTATTTTCAGCTATCAGAGCGATAAGAAATACATTGCACAAGTTGTAAACAGCATCGATTTTGAAGTTATACTGAAGATTACTTCAAGGTTCGTAATCATTTTTAACTGCAGGCCTTTTAAATATTCAGTGATGAATGAGGTTATTGATATTGCTTCAGGAACGGGGACATCTGTTTTTAACCGTGGAACTGTTAAAAGCAGGCCCTTAATCAAGGTTTATTGTTCAGGAGATGGCAGCTTTGTTATTAATAACAAAGAAGTTAAATTGATAGGTATTGAAAAGCCTTATGTTGTTATTGATAGTGAGCTTGAGGAAGCCTATTTTGTTGAAAGCGGAATCCTATCTAACGCAAATAATTATATGTCAGGCGAGTTTCCAGTTCTTGATGTTGGTAATAACATTGTCACTTTTAACGGTGGGGTGAGTAAATTAGAAATCACTCCTAATTGGCGGTGGTTGTGATGATTCATGTTTATGATAAAAAGAGAAAAGCTTTGATAAAAATGGGCTTGCAGTTTTAAACGAGGCAGTGGAATGTAAGATAATAGAAAA